ATAATTGAGTTGTTAGTTAAGCTTAATGGAAATCTTGTGTATAGTCCTGTGCCACCAAAATCACCTGCTACTGATTGACCACCTTGACTTTCAGCTCCTGGTCCACCATTGCCACCTCTACCAGTAATGCTAGAATCTGTAGGAAGCGTAAGTCTTACAGAGCTACCAATAACAAGAGAACCCACATCAAACGCAGGGACTGTATTACTTGTAGATACAAAATGCGTTCCACTAGCAACAGTTATTTGTGCAATAGTAGGAAAAGAAAGACTTAAATAAGTAGCTAAATTAAAATTCTTTATTAATCCATCAGCATCACCTGACAAAGTAATATAAGTAACACCATGCACCAATTCCCAAGCACCAGATTCTTTTACATAAACTTCAGATGCTTGTTTCCAAACACCACCATCTTTAATAAGCACTTCTTTTACTTCTTTATTTGAACCGCTATCATTTACATAGATAGTCATTTAATCTACCTTGTACCAAATATCACCATCAGAACCGCCTGTAGGATTAGATGTAGAAACAGTTTTTGTTCCTGATGCGTTTGTTCCTACAGTAATAGAATTTATAGTTGTACTAGTAATAGCTCCCCCACTAATATTAACTGCATTAGAATTTTGAGCGGCCATTGTGCCTACAGTACCTACTTTTGTTTCAACAAAAGCTGTGGTAGCTAATTGAGTTGTGTTTGTCCCAGCAACTGCTGTTGGTCCAGTAGGAACTCCTGTTAAAGTTGTTGTGCCATCTACTGTAAAATTACCCCCAACCACTAAATCATCATTATCATAACCTGTAGAAAAATCTTTTACTTGAGACATTATTTCTCTTATGGCATTGTTAATGGTAGCAGGAGGGCAACCCTCGTTAATATTAATTCCACCTACATCAGTATTAGAACCTGCTGTTGGCGACCATTCTGATATTTTATCACGACTCATATTATCCTATCCTTTTCCATGTGTTTAAAGTTACTGGAACTACTGTCCAATTATTTCCTTGAATATGTCCATCAGCTATTACTGTTGCTGTTGCAGATATTGAAGCATTACCAGCCAATATTGCATTTGCATCAGCAGTTAAAGTAGCGAAACCATTTATACTACCACTTGAATCTACTATAAAGCCACCTATTGCTTGTAAGTTTGCTATTCCACTAATACTAGCATTTCCTGTAACAGTGGAGCTAGATGCTTCTACACTAACAGTCGCTTGACCATTAACACTTGCATCACCAAGTCTTATTCTAAATCCATCTGTTGTTAGTGTTGCAGTTGCACTTATAGATCCAGAACCAATTAATGTTTTACCTGCTAAAGAACTATATGGAGACTCTGAAAATGCACTTATTCCAAACATTATTTATCCTATCTCGCTGTTGAGTTTTTAAAAGGGTTCTCGGCAAATGCCATGTATAAGTAATTATAGTTATTATAGTTTGTATATTGATGAGTGTTGCGTAATTTAAATCCGTTAGCTACAGCATCAAAAGAAGCATAAGTAGTTGCATCTGCTTCTGCATTAGCAAGGCTAGGATATAAAACATCATGCACTAAATTTTCTGGATTTCTTTCAGTATCAAGAATTACCCAATCAAAACCACCAGTATAACTTTTAATTATAACCATTTTAGGTTTAAACCCTGTGTATACAAACCGACCATTAGCATTACCATTACCTATGTAGCTACCAATCTTACTGTAGCCTTCTACTGAATGAAATGCGTAACAGAGATTAGTACCACTATTAGCTGGTCCACCAAAATAATAAGTATAATATGGCACAGTCATTAATGTGTTTGATAGACCTGGTGTATAACTTGAGTTAGTATTACCAGCTGAACTAGTAAAATATAAATACTTATTACCAAGAATAGTAGGTGCAAATATACCCCACGCACTAGTAGATGCACGGCTTTTTAATATCAATAGTTCTGGAGTAGATGACAAACCATGTCCGATTGTGCTGCCATTAGATACAGGGGATGACCATGTTGCAATACTAAACCCTGCTGTTGTATTAGCTGATACTGTAGAGGTTATTGACCCATCTTCATTAGTTGCTCCTGTACCATTTGCCTTCCAATTCCAAGCTACATATGAAACGCCAGAGTAGTTAATACCTGCACCTGCATTAGCACCTGTAGAAAAACCATCAGAATCAAATGATGTTAATGAGTCAGCTTCAGTTACTTCTGAAGAAGTAGCATTAGAGTACATATATTTAGTTGCACCTCTAACACTATCATACAAGTTAGAGGAATAAGCTACACTTCTAGCTTTACCCCAAACAAAATCTGGTTGAAACCCAACACCTGTAACACTGCGAATTGCTCCAGTACCTGTATAAAGAACAGTATTAAAATTAGTAGTACCATCTTCAATAGCAGAGTCAGGTAGATTAGAGTTCTTTAATTCTAAGTATCCTGTAGGTGGTGTGTAAGTAAAAGGTTTCTGTCCAAAGTTAGCTACATAATTTCCTGTATTAAAAGCAAAGGCAACTGATTGTTCTTCAGTAAGTCCTGTAACTACAGCAGTAGCAGTTCCAAAAGCTTGGTTAGTAGCACCACTACCATTAGCCCAAGAACCTCCTGCACCTATATATAAAGAACCTGAATCAGCATCATAAGCAATAGTCATAACTGTACCTTGAGCTACTGCAGCCATATAAGTAGAGGCTACTCCTGCAACAAGTTTCGTTCCATTAACAGCATAGATACCATAACCTGTAGTTACACTACCCAAATAGGCATTTGTATTAACATTTTCTTTATCTCCTACTATTCCAAAAGAAAGGTATTGATATGATTGACCAGTAGGCATTACTACTTCCCAATACCATTTCCCAGTTTTTGGAATATTTATTGTTCCTGTATTTAATCCTGTGTCTGATGCCCAAGCTGCCTTTAAATTACCTTCAGAGTAAGTACAACCTGCTCTTTGAAAGTCTAAAGGATTTAATGTACAATAGTTCTCAGTAGGACTATCTAGTACTTGGTCTGTTGTAGCCATGTTAGTTAATGTAAAGTCATTACCATTACCTGAAGAATCTTCTCCTAATGTAGTAGTAGATGTATTATCATCAAACTTTAAATAAAATCCGTTAGTGCCATATGTGCCTGTGTATTTTTTAGGTTGCCATACACCATTATCTTCATTATATTCACCAAAGTCTGATGGTAATAATGCTTGTCCATCTACAGAGTTTACCTCTGCCATGTAGCCATCAAGATAAGTACCAGCTGGAGTATAACTTCTTCTACCCATTACTTGTGTGTACAACCCATTCCAGAATGATTCCCAGTCAGTTGTAAGTGTCCCGTAGGTGGTCGCATAAGATGTAATTAACTCATTGTTTACATACATTTTAAAGTTATCTGGTGAAGCTGTTTTGCCATCTGTATCATATTGAAAAACAAGATGATACCAAGCAGATGTGTCTCTAAATGTTTGTGTTGTTACTCTATACATCTTGTCACCAGAACCTGGAATTCTAAAACGACAATATAACTTGTCATTTGTGTCAAAGTAAACAGTATCAAAATAGGAAGTAGAGGTACCTTGTGCAGAACCCATTATTCCTTGTGTAACGCCTAGTTTCCCACGCTTAACCCAACAGCTCCATGTCCATGTTTTACGATTACCTGCGACAGTAGGTAACCTGTTTAAATAAGCATCATCTGCACTATTAATGATAAGACTGTTGTCTATTTTATAACCACCAGTAGCACTGTTAGCTGCTGCTCCGACTAATAATGGCATTATGAAACTCCTAGAGTTTGACCTTGCTCGTAGAGATTTGTCCCATCAGACCTGAAGTTAAAGAAGTCAACTGCATTAGCTGCTGTAGATAAAGTAGGAGCAGTTGCTGCATTCCATTTAAATATAGCGTTCCATGCTAAAGTTCTTGATCCTGTGCCATCTTGAGTTACTTGTATGCTATAGAAAGCACCATCTTCTAAATTGGTTGGTGCAGCTACAGTTCTGTTTCCAGCTAATGTAACCTTTGCTACCTGTCCAGAGTCTGTGTCCCAATTAATAGTAGCAGCATCAGTCAGTGTAAGTGTAGGAGAAAAGCCTTGACCATTGACTTGTAGGTTAAGTGAGTTAGTTATATTTTCCCCACTTAATGTTCCGTTTCCGTTAATTGATAATGCCATTATTCATTCTCCCAGTTCTGTTCATTCATTACTGTAATTAATGCTTCTACATTTTTAGCACCTGCAATAGCAGTTTCTAATCTATCTGATTCAGCAACTACATGAGTTCTTTTAGCAACAACATCTTTAGGGATAGCCACATCTCTTTCTGTTTTTCTAATTACATACCAATCAGTTTGTGCAAGTATAGAACCTGCTGATTGATTTACTTGCTGTGTCATTTGGTATTTTAAACCATGTGTTACTAATTGCTCTCCTGTATTTGTGTCCATAATTGCAACACCATCTTCATCTACTGCATTTACATCTTCCATTGCTTTAGGATTATCTAGTTCACCATTCCAGTAGTATCTGTCATCAGCTCTTACAGGGTCATCTTCCCATGTAATACCTAGTGCATCTCTATCTTCTTGTGTTGATAGCTGCAACCAATTTTTAGGATAGTTGTTACCACCAATTGAAAATGCTTGTCCAACACAAAGTGTTTTATCATCTAGTTTATAAGCCATTACCTATCTCCCTTTGGGTATTTAGCTTTGACTTCTTTTATATGGTCAAGCCATGTTTCTGTACCATCTTGTACATCATGGTATTGCATATCTAGTTGTTCAGCTAATGGTTTGTATTCTTGTTGTCTTTTATATTTGTATTCTTCAGGGTCTACCCAGTTATTAATAGCATCTAAATCTAATTCAATTTCTTTTCCCTCTTTATCCCAAGCATACATTTCAGTATCACTTTTAACTTTAGATTTTGCTGTTTCAGGATATAGTGTATGTATAGCTTTCATTATGCTGCTACCTCCATAACTGTTATTGATGGTTTTGCATAACCTAATGCACCTGTATCGCTAAAGTTAGCAAAAAAGTATCTTGTTGCTGCTGCTTCTAATTTTGCATACATACCATAAGTTCTAGCAACAGTTGAACCAGAAGTTGTTTGTGCTTGTAGTTGCATTTGAACCCCATCATTTACATCATAGCTCATATCTCTTACTGAAGAATTACATTGTTGTTTACTTCCTAAAGCAGAAGTATTAACATTTGTACTATTTGTAATATCATATAGTTTCATTGCAACCATTTGAGTTCCATTATTACCACCAAAAAGATAATTACAAGTAACTATTAGTGTGCTATCTGATGCTTTAGGTGTTATTGCAACTCTTAAATCAGAATCTACTTCTGCAAAAGATGTTGATGTAAAAGTAACTAACCCTGTATCTGGTTGAACAGTTACTACTTGTAAAATAGTCCCTGTATTACCAGGTGCTCCTGCTGTGCCTGATGTTATACATGTTCCTGTTTCAGCAGGTAATGTTAATGTATTTGTTCCTGCCGCAGCTGGTGCTGCAACTGTAAGCGTTCCGCTTGAACTTCCTGCTAATACTATGCTAGCCATTATTCGTTCTCCATTGCATCTAGTTTAGTTTGTATTACTGCTTGTTTTTCAGCATCTATTTTTATAGTATCTTCATCAAGAACCCAAGCATCTCTAAATGTTCTATCTTCTGGAAGAACTGTATCTTCTACAATGTGATACTTAACACCTTTAGGTACATCTTTTTTAGCTAAATCTTCTATTGTATTATTAGCTAACCATTCTTGTGTAGGATGAATAACTACTGCTTTATTATTTTGCTCATATATTATTATCATAGCTACCTCATTATAACTACATTATTATCATCAGTATCATACAAAGTTTTGTTTTGTGTTGAGCTAACATAAGCCGCCCAACATTTAACTGAACCTACAGCTTTGGTATGAGTACAACCACCTACCATAGCAGTACCTGCTGTTCCATCTTGTGGAGTAAAAGTTGCTGCATAGTTAGTGTCTGGCATAGCAGTGGTAAAATTAACTGTATAATCTCCTGTGCCATTATCTGTAATAGAACTTACATTGGCACTACCTCTAATAGCTACTGTGCCTGTACCATTAAAACTTACCCATGCTCTTACACCATATACTGGTGCAACTGAACCATATCCAGAGTTAGCTGATAGAACTCCTGCTGCACTTACTTCTGCTACTTTAGTTCCATTAGATTGTAGTTCTATTATTCCAGAAGCATCTCCATCAATAGCTACTCCGCCAGAACCTGTTAATGCATTAATTTTTGAAGTCATATTATAATATCACCCATCGTTGTCCAGAAGGAACAGTAACTGTCTTTGTGGCTGCTATAGTTATAGGTCCAACTGACATACCATTTGTTCCTGAAGTTAAAGTATAGTTATCTGTTATATCATCTGTATTTTCATAGATAACACCCCCTGCTGATGCTCCAGCTCCTGCCCATGTTAATACACCAGATCCATTTGTTTGCAGAAATTGACTAGCATCACCATCATTGTCAGGAAATGTTAATGTGTAACTAGCTCCTGCTGAATGAGGTGGAGATTTAAGTTTAATGCCATGAGTGTTAGCGTAACAGTTTAATTGTATATAACCATCTTGTGAACCACTACCTTTAGCTTCTAAACTAGGAACAGAAGCTGTAGATATTAAATTAAGTTTATCTGTTGTAACAGCATCATTAACAATATTTGCTGTAGCAACTACATTAGCATCATTAATTACAGTGCCATTTAAAGTAACAGATTTTTCAGCAGGATAAGTACAAAATACATCACTTGTACCTGATAATGTAATTTTAGAACCACTACTACTAGATTCTAATACAGTATCTCTAGATAAAGTTGTGCCTGAAGCTGTATAAGTTCCTAAACCTACCTCGTAATTATTACCATTTGTAATAGCATAATAAGTAGTGTTTGCGTTACCAATTACAGAAAAGGCTTGAAATCCAGTTTCTGCTCCAGCAAGTGTAACTGTACCAGTACCTGTTGTCGTAGTCGTTTCTTTGACTCTATCCTTTAAGACAAGTGCCATAATCTATCCTCTATGCTAATGTTACTGATAAGTTTCCAGCAGCAATTTTAAAAATATCACCAGAATCAATAGTTTTTGGTGCATCTAAAGCTGTATGATAAATCATATTACCGCTAGAAGCTGCATCCCATAAACCAATCCATCCTATTGTTCCCCATGTTGCTGTAGCTGTAGGAAAGGTTGCAACTGCATCTGATACTACAGAACCACCTGTTCCAGAAGCTGTTGCAAAAGAAGAAGCTACTCTAGCGTATGAACCACCAGAAACTTCTGTGCCAGTTCCAGCATCTGTTGGATCTGCTGTGTGTAAAGAAATATATGGATTGTTTACTGCTGTAAAAGCAGTTCCATTTAGTGTTAAGTTTAGAAGTGCAACTTCTAAATAGTCCGACATATCTGCCATAATAATTACCTCGTAGTTGTTGTTATTGACATTGGATGAGCAGGAAATTCCCCCTCATCATCTGATTTACTTAAAGATTGAACCCCTCTGTCATACATTGCTGACCAAGTTGCTAATCTTTCGTCATTCATCAAGAATGGCTCTGCTTCACCAAGTGCTGCATAAAGCAGTAAATCAGGTGTATTTGCTAACCAAAGGTTTGATGAAACTGTTGAGCTCATATGTGGTGGTTTTACATAATAGAGCATTTGTAATGTATCTGTTTCAGCACCAATCGGAGAAAATCTAAACTCGCTTCCTAATGCAGTATAAAAAGAAGGCAACCCTGATGTTGATGCTCTTGTGTTTCTAAAAAAATTACTAGGAGATTGGAATGTAACAGTTTGTATAGGATTGCTAGAAGAAATGTGTATATCTTTCATAGCTAAAAAATCTGCTGGTATTTCTACTGTACCATTAGTAGAGTCAATAGTAGTAGTTGCTATTTGTAACATTTGCCTTATACGCAAATCTCTACTTAATCTATTTTCTGCTAATCTAATAAATTCTGGGATAGATGCAGTTAAATCACTACGAGCTAAATAATCAGCTATAGTTGCCTGTAGCGTTGTGTAGTCTGTAAAAAATGCCATTTAGATTCTGCCCTGTTTTGTTCTAAAAAATCTATTGTCTGGGTCGTTTAACCATTTAAAAAAAGCCTTTTGATCTAATACATGAAATCCTCGCATAATGCCTTGTTGATTTAATTTATCTACAACAGTCATTGGAATAGATGCTATCTTGTTATCAAATACATCATCACCCCATTTTTTAGAGTTGTTGTTGTATTCTTTTTTGTTTCTTTCAACAATGTCACTTACATCTTGTACAACCTCTAAAACCTTTCCATCAGTTGTCTCATGTTCTTTATAATTTCTGTATTCTACTTTTTTTAAGTGGTCGTTATATTTTCCCATATCAATCCTTTAATAATACTGCCCACCGAAGTGGGCAACATTAATTTTTATTACGCTACTAATAAGTCAGCAACAATACCATGTGCTTTCTCGTTAGATACTTGCAGAGTGTACTCTGTAAGCATTTGATGTTTCTCACTGTCACCAGATTTAGCCAATAGATTTGACTCAAATGGTCGTAGTGTAGCAATAGATGCCATAGTTGGGTCAAGCACTAGAGCTTGTTCACCA